ATGCCGATGACTTCAAAAGTTTTGAAGTCGCCGCGCCGCCAAAGTACCCGCCGCCGAGATGGGTGGACCCATGAGGGCACGTAAGAACGGCAAGGGCGGCAAGCATGTCGCGATCCAGCGCGGGCTCAGGCCAACCGGCAGCGGTTGGCCGTTCCGCCGCGAACTTCGTGAACTGGCGTCGATGTGTTTCGGTGGACATCGGGGGCCAATACGGCCGACCAGCCGTCCCGTGAAGGAGCCAACACCATGCCGAGCGTGATCACACCCGAGGTCCTGGCGGAGCGCGTTTGCAGGAGGCTCGACCTACCCACGAAGGACAACGCCGAGAGCCTGACCGAGATCCTGCGGGTGGCACTTACCGAGACGCGCGACCTGGCGATCGGAGCGGCAAAGGCTGTCTGCCTGGAGATCGCGGAGGACGAAGCCGAGCGGTGCCGCAGCGTAGGGGCGACAATGGCGCAGCAGACGGCGCTGACCATCGCGGCTCGCATTCGTAAACGGCATGTCGAGGTGGCCCGCAGCAATTCAGGGACCTGACCCCGCATCGGCGGCCGCGGCTTGAAATGTTGCGCAGTTCAACCAGTTAGACGGATTTTTTGAGGTTGTCGCGGCGGGTTGTCACGTTGGTTGTCACGCGGATGCGGACGCCTATCGCGCCCGGAAAGGCGGCCTGAGATGGAACCGCGCAGCAATTGATCGTTGTCTGGCGTGCGTCCACTACTGGCCGCGCCCTAGCCGCCCCCGACTCAATGATTTACGGCAGCGTGTGTTCGGGCATTGAGGCTGTGACCGTGGCCTGGAAGTCGCTGGGCTTCCGGCCGACATGGTTTGCCGAGATCGACCCGTTTTGCTCCGCGCTGCTGGCGCATCGACACCCGGGTGTTCCCAACCTTGGCGATTTCACGACCATCGAAAAAAAACGCTGGCCAATCGACGTTCTGGCCGGAGGAACCCCCTGCCAGTCCTTCTCCCTCGCCGGAAGACGTGGCGGCCTGGAGGATGCGCGTGGCAACCTGGCCATCGAGTTTTGCCGGCTTGCTGGCCGACTGCGGCCTCGTTGGATCGTCTGGGAAAACGTCCCCGGTGTTCTGTCCTCGAACGGCGGACGGGACTTCGGCTCCATCATCGGGGCGCTGGCGGAACTCGGGTATGGTTGCGCCTGGCGAGTGCTGGACGCTCAGTTCCTCGGAGTGCCCCAGCGACGCCGTCGCGTCTTCGTTGTCGGACATCTTGGAGACTGGCGGCGTGCCGCAGCGGTACTTCTTGAGCGCGAAGGCTTGTGCCGGGATACTCCGGCGCGCCGCAAAGCGCGGGAAGACGTTGCCGGCGCTCTTGGCGGCGGCACTGGCGAGCGTGGCTGGTGCAACGACCTTGACCGGTCGGGAGCGTTCGTGTCCATGAGCCTGAACGCAAAGGGAGGCAGTGGGCGGCTCGATGGTGAGAGCGAAACGTTCGTAGCGTCCGGTTGCGGGTATTGGAACGAATCGGCGTCGGCGGAAACGCTTGGGACGCAGGGGCGCGCGCTCTACGAAAGCACTGCCATCGTTGGCCCGCTGCCACCGACGGCGTTCTCCGCGAAGGACCACGGAGCCGACGCCGGTCCCCTCGCGCCGACGCTCCGCGCGATGCCGCACGCCGGCAGCCATGCGAACGCGGGCGGCCAGGTCGCGGTGTGTTTCGAGAGTCGCGTTGCGCGAAACGGGCGCGGAGGTCCATCTGGAATTGTGCCGCCGCTCAAAGCGCAATCCGGCGGTTCTGGGCGGGGCGACGGCGCGCCACTGCTCGCGGTCGGCGGGCCACTGGCGGTTAGGCGATTGACCCCGCGTGAGTGCGAACGCTTGCAGGGGATGCCAGACGATTACACGTTGATCCCATTTCGAGGGAGAGCCGCAGCCGACGGTCCCCGGTACCGCGCGATTGGAAACTCTATGGCGGTGCCAGTGATTCGGTGGATTGGCCGCCGAATTCAGATGGTGGACAGCATTGGTGGCTGACGCGCGTGTCCCTCCCGCTATGGCGCGGCAAATCGAACTGTGGCCTGTCGAGCGGCTGGTCCCCTACGCCAGGAATGCACGGACGCATTCCGACGACCAGATTGCCCAGATTGCGGCAAGCATCGTGGAGTTCGGGTTCAACAATCCCGTCCTGGTGGACACCAACGCCGGGATCATCGCCGGCCACGGACGCCTGTTGGCCGCGCGGAAGTTGCGGCTGGAGTACGTGCCGGTGGTTGTGCTCGACCACCTCAGCGAGACGCAGAAGCGTGCGTACATACTCGCGGACAACCGGATTAGTGAGAACGCCGGGTGGGACGAAGATACGCTGGCGGCGGAACTCGGGGAACTGCAAGCCGCCGATTGGCGGCTCGATCTGCTGGGCTTCTCCGAGGAGGAACTGGCCAAGCTCCTGGCCGATACCGAACCTGCGGCAGAGGCTCCTGCCGCGACTGAGGAGGAGATCCCCGAAGCACCGAGTGAGCCGGTAACGCGGGCCGGAGATGTCTGGTTGATCGGAAAGCACCGGCTGATCTGCGGGGACTGCCGCGATCATGGGACGCGCGCGCGATTGTTCGACGGGCAGAAGGCGAACGTAGTGATTACCTCGCCGCCATACGCTACGCAGCGCGAGTATGATCCCGCGAGCGGCTTTAAGCCGGTGCCGCCGGAAGAGTACGTCGATTGGTTCCGCGCGGTGGCCAGCGGCGTCGAAGCGGTGCTGGCGCCGGACGGTTCCTACTTCCTGAACATCAAGGCGCACGCCGATGAGGGCGAGCGGAATCTCTACGTGATGGATCTGGTGCTGGCGCACCGGCGGCAGTGGGGATGGCGCTTCGTCGACGAGTTCTGCTGGCGCAAGACCGACAACGGCGTGCCGGGCGGTTGGGGAAATCGATTCAAAAACGCGTTCGAGCCCATCTACCATTTCTGTCGCCAGCAGCAGATTAAATTCCGGCCTAAGGCGGTCGGGCACGAGTCGGAGGACTGCTTCGATTACAACCCGAACAATCCGAAATCGACTTCCGGCAGCGGCTTGCTGGGCACGGGGCCGCGCGGCGCGGCAGCCGATGGCGGCAAGAACCAGAGCGCATGGCAACGGAGCCGAAGCAGCCTCTCCGATGATTCCGAAGGCCGCCATGCGGGTGTCGCGCGGCCTTCCAACGTGATCGAGGTCCGCACGGAGTCCGGTCAGGGATCGCACTCCGCTCCGTTCCCGCGACCGCTCGTCGAGTTCTTCCTGCTGGCGTTCAGCGATGCCGGCGACGTGGTGTTCGATCCGTTCATGGGGTCTGGAACCACGATGACCGCGGCGGCGATGTTGGAACGCGTTGCCTATGGCTGTGAGATCAGTCCCGCCTACTGCGACGTGATCCTGCGCCGGGTGATGCATTTGACCGGTGATACGGCGATGCTCGCGGAGACGGGAGAAACATTCGCGGCGGCCGCGGAGTCGCGCGGCGTACCCGTCGACCAGGCTTTGAACCCGAAGCAACAGGACTCGCGGGCCATCAAACATCGCGGCCCGAATCCGTTCTACGGACCCAAGAAAGCATCCTGATTTCTTTTCTTTGAGCGGCCAGGCGATCCCGGCTGCATGACCCTAACCGCAACTCCAACCGAAAGGACTTTTCCCGTATGGCCGAAACCAATCCCAATCTCTCTCCGTGCGTCACCCACCAGCCGAGCTTGCTGGGCGGCGCCGAAAACATCAAGCTGCTCTTCGACGAAGAGCTGGACAGCCGGCGCGAAACCCTGGCACGTCAGCGCGCCTGGGAAGCGGTATCGCTGGATCTGGCGCAGACCGCCAGCCGGCGCGCGCAGAACGCGGCAACGATCGATCACGCCATCAACGCCGGCATCGTGTTGTCCGGCCAGGTGGGCACGACCGAGGGCCAGCAGACCGTGTCGCCCGCCGGCACGGCCGCCAGCGAGACCACCAAGGGTGCCGTCGCCGCCGCCGGAGCTGGCGAGGCGGTGAGCGCCGAAGCAGTCACGGCCAACGTCGCGAACCTGTTCACGTCGCTGACGCCGGTGATCGCGAGCGCTTTGGCCGCCGCCATCTCGCAGACCATCGCGGCCCTTGTGCCGGTGGTGGTGACCGCTTCCGGAGGGGCGTCGACCCCTTCCCAGACGCAGCCCAAGGCCGCGTAGATCTCCCCATACGGGAGATCCCTACCGGGGGCGGTTGCGGACGCTTCGGCTCCGAGGCCGCCTCCAAGGGCCTTTTCGTGTGGACCAGAAAGGACAAGAAGATGAACTTCCTGCAAATCATTCAAACGATTCTCAGCGTGGCTCCCTCCGGCATTCAGTTGACCCAGGAGGTGGTGGCGCTTGTTCAGGCCATCGAAGCCGCTTTCACCGCCGGCCAGACTCCGGCGACTCACCAGCAGGCCGTGGCGTCGGCTCTCGGCGCCCACCTCGCCAAGACCGCGTAACACCCCATCCACATGAAGACCGCGCAAGATACAACCACGAGTCGGGAGAGCTCCGTGACGCCCGAGCGTGTCTTGCGCGATCTTCTCGTGGAGCGCTGGCAGGTCGAGCGCCTGATTCCCTACATCCGCAATGCCAGGACGCATTCGGAGGAGCAGGTTGCGCAGGTCGCCGCCAGCATCGCCGAGTTTGGGTGGACGAATCCAATCCTCGTCGGCGCCGACGGAGTGATCATCGCGGGTCACGCGCGCCTGCTTGCCGCCCGCAAACTCGGGATGACCGAGGTCCCGGTCATCGTCCTCGACCACCTGTCGGAAACGCAGCGCCGCGCGCTGATCATCGCTGACAATCGTCTGGCGATGAATGCCGGTTGGGACGAGGAGATGTTACGCGTCGAGCTGGAGTCGCTCCAGGTGGACGGCTTCAATCTGGACATCGTGGGCTTCAGCGACGAGGAAATTGAAGCACTGCTCCACGAGCCGGAAGAGGCTCGCGCCGGGAACACCGACGACGATGCAGTCCCGGAGACGCCGGAGACTGCGGTCACGGTCCCGGGCGATGTCTGGATACTTGGTGAGCACCGCCTGCTCTGCGGCGATTCCACGCAGTTGGAAGCAGTGGAGAAGGTCATGGCTGGTGGCCTTGCCGACATGGTTTGGTCAGACTTGCCGTACAACGTCAATTATGGCCAGACGATGAAGGACAAGCTCCGCGGCAATAAACGTAAGATCCTCAATGACAACCTCGGCGAAGGCTTTGGGGCATTCCTGCACGAGGCTTGCAGCAACATGCTGGCCGTCACCAAGGGCGCGATCTACATCTGCATGTCCTCCTCGGAGTTGCACACGCTGCACCGCGCCTTCACAGAGGCGGGCGGGCATTGGTCGACTTTCATCATCTGGGCAAAGAACACCTTTACCATGGGCCGCGCCGACTACCAGCGTCAATTCGAGCCGATGCTCTACGGCTGGCGGGATGGCACGGATCACTTCTGGTGTGGCGCCCGCGACCAGGGTGACGTGTGGTTTGTGAAGAAGCCAGTGAAGAACGATCTGCACCCAACTATGAAGCCAGTGGAGTTGATCGAACGGGCGATCCGCAACTCCTCAAAGACGCGCGACACGGTACTCGATCCGTTCGCCGGATCCGGCTCAACGCTGATCGCCTGCGAGAAAGCCGGTAGGCAGGCACGGGTGATTGAACTGGACCCGAAGTATTGCGACGTGATCTGCCGCAGGTACTCCGCGTTCACGGGTAAAGCTATCACGCTCGAATCCGACGGCCTGACATTTGACCAGGCCGCAGAAGCCCGGGGAGCGGTTGCTGCGTGAGTGGCGAGGGCATCCCAGATCTCGAACTCGGGAAGGCTGCCGAGCATTTGGTGGTGGCCGACCTGATCCTTTCTGGATACCGGGCTTATCTCACCGAACAAGGATTGCCTTACGACGTCGTGGTTGATCACGAGGGGAGCTTGTATCGGGTTCAAGTGAAGGCAAGCCGTCGCGCAAAGAGAATGCCGCAGCGCGCGATGGTAACACCAGGCTATTTGTACAACGTGCGAAGGGCCGGTAAGGCCGGCAGACGCCAGTATGCGGATGATGAGTTCGACATCGTTGCCCTGGTTGCCATGGACGTACGGATTGTCGCTTATCTGCCGTTCAAGGGGCAAATTCTGCAGACGATCTACCTGCGTCCTCCAGGGCACGTGGGCTCGGCGCGTACGGAGCGGACACGCACGATAGACCAGTTTCCGGTTGAAGCCGCGATGGCGGCTCTTACGGGCAAGCGTCCAACACTGGCCCCCAAAACGGAGTCTGTCCGGGTTGTGGCGAGAGACCAGGGGCGCCTGTTCGAGATTGCGTGACTTAGCGACCCCTGACGCTCGCCCGACTCGAACAGAGTTCACCAAACGAGGAGGATCGATGCCAACCCCAGGAATCATAGTGGCCGCGATGGCGGTAGCTCTGGTGGTAATCGGAGCGCAGAAGACGGTGCATGGCGTGAAGAAGGTGGGTCACCAGATCGGATGCCTTGCGAAGACGGGCCACAATTGTCCGCCGAAGCCGCCGCCTGTAACGGCGAAGTAATAGCCGCAGCGCCGGATCTCCAACGTGAGATGGCGCGCTGCCGCGCGGAGATCGCCGCTGTCGAAGCGTTGCTGCGCGGCGGTCACAAGGATCTACAGGGCCTGTGTTTGGCACTCTCGGACTGGTCCGCCGAGCTACGCCTTCTGGAGAGAGAACGTGAACGATCATTTGTTTCAGATTCTGATCCCGGTAACCGGGCTAGTGTCGGGACTGATTGCAACCTATGTCAGCCTGCAGAATCGGGCGCTGCTCGCCGAGGTGCGTAGGGAGCTGGCCGAGTTGGAGAATCGAATCATTGCGCGGATCAACGGTACCTACGTCCGCGCTGGGGAGTGCCAACTCCGAGAACAATTAGTCCACGAAAGACTCGCCGCCATCGCGGAGGAGCTGAAGAACAACAAAGCCGCCGGCGATTAGACCGGCGGCGCGTTTCAGTGCGGGGCTGTTACAGCGCAACCCGGTAAGCGCGCACTCCATCGGGGCGTTTGAAGGATTCGACGGTGAGGCCCATCTTCTTTCCGAGGCTGCCCGAGATGAAGCCGCGGACGCTATGCGCCTGCCAGTCCGTAGCGGACATGATGTCAGCGAGCGTAGCGCCGTCCGGGCGCTTCAGCAGGTCGAGGACGATGGCCTTCTTGCTGCCGTCGCGCGCCGTGGGCGTCGCGTCCTTGACGGTGGCCGCCTTGGTCGCCTTGGCCTTCTTCGGCGCAACCGGGGCGGCCTGTGGCGCGGGGGTTGGCGTCAGGGCGTGGATGGCCTTCCAGATGCGCGCGACCGCCGTCTTGCGGTCGGTGAACTTCTTGACCGGCTTCAGCTCGCCAAAGGGCGGCGCGCCGGCGAAGGCGTTCCAGACTTCGACGAACCGCGTGATGGGCCAGTCGGCGGAGAGCTTGGCGAACTCCTTTTCGCTGGTGAAACGGTCTTGGCCTTCTGAAATCTGCTCGGCGGCGGCGAAGGCTGTGATGTTGTTGTCGGTGTCGATGGTGAAAGTCGTCATGGTGGTCTCCTGTTTCAGAACTCGATCTCGTCGGCGATGCGGCGCGCCTCGTCGTCAGTGAGGCGTTTCAGGCCTCCCTGCTTGATCCATGCGTCAACGGCATCCTGGACAGCGTTCCAGAAGCCCGTCTCGTTGTTGTCGAAGGGACGCTCAAACGCCCCACCGTAGCCGTTGGCGTCCGTGTAGTCGTGCAGTTCGCTGAAGGAGGCGCAAGTGCTGGGGACGGTTCCAGAGGCGACATCCGCGAGGATCTCGGCCTTGGCCCGTTCCACAACGCGGCGCAGTTCGTCGGCGCTGAAGTCCGGCAAGCGCGGGTTGCGAGGTTTTTCGATGCGCGCTTCTCCAGCCGGTTTCACCTCCGAGCGGAGGCGGGCGGCTGTGCGGATGCGGATCTCGCGGCCGGTGGCGAGGTTGGTTCCGTACCATCCGCCGCGCGGGTGTTCGCGCGTGATGCGAACCTTGGCCAGCGTGCCGCTGACCTTCACGATGTAGGTCGTGCCGATTTGTACGTTGTGTTTTTGCATGTTCAGTACTCCAGTTCTTTCTGGTCCACCGCGCTGCGGTCGCCCAGGCTGGCGAGGACGTAGGCCAGTTCTTCGGTGACGCGGCCGAGGTCGCCAGCATACCCCCAGTTGGCGGGTTCCTGAGTCTGGTCCTTCTGGTGTTGCTCCAGGCAGCTGGCGATGCGCTTAAGTATTTCCTGGCACTCGGCGTGGCGTTCGGCGTAGCAGGCGGCGGCGGTTTGTTTGGTGGTCTTGGTGGTGCGTGGCATCGAACACATACATCACTTCAGTCGCGACGAATAGCAACTCTGAAGTTCGACTTTTCCAAAGAAAGATTCACTAGGCGAACGTATGGCGATGATGGGCATTTCTCTTCGGGCGTACGCGCGGATGCGCGGGTGCAGTCTGCCCGCCGTGCAGAAAGCCATCGCCAGCAAGCGCATCACGACGCTACCTGACGGGAGCATCGACCCGGAGCGTGCCAACCAGGAATGGGCCAGGAACACCTTCGCCGGCCAGACGGTCAATCGAACAGCGGCCGCAGCACCGAAGGAACGGGTTTCCCCGATGCCGGAACCGCCGACAGCAACGGGCGATCCGGTTGCTCAATACCTGCGTGCCCGAGCGGTCAAAACGAGCTTCGAGGCGCGCACGGCGCAGTTGGAATATGAGGAGCGCGCCGGCAAGCTGATCCAGGCGGTGCGCGCATCGGAGTATGCCGCGAGTTTCTCGGCCATCGTGAAAGACCACCTCCAGGCGCGCGCCGACCGTTTGGCACCCATGCTGGCCGCCGTCAACGACGAGAAAGCCATCCATCGGCTATTGAAAAACGATGATGAGGCCGTGCTGCGCAAGGTGAGCAAAGCGATTGCGGACGCAGGTTTGTAAGCATGCAGCCGTTTTCCATACACGAAGTCGGAGCCGCGGCCATGTTGCCGCCGCGCGACATTACCGTTTCGCAGTGGGCGGATGAGAACCGCGTGCTGACCGGCGGCGCGGCGGCCGAGCGGGGCCAGTGGTGCACGCGGCCTTATCAGCGGGAGCCGATGGATGTGCTCAGTCCCAGTCATCCCTGCCGCCAGGTCGTGGTGCTGTCGGGAGCCCAGATCCTCAAGACGGAAGTGCTTCTCAACTTCATCGGCTTCATCGCCGATGTGGATCCTGGGCCGGTGCTGGTGGTCGAGCCGCGCACCGAGGATGCCAAGGCACTGTCGAAGGATCGCGTCGCGCCCATGTTCCGCGCCACGCCCGCGCTGCGCGGGAAGATCGCGCCCGTCAAGTCGCGCGATTCGAGCAACACGACGCTGCACAAGGTTCTGGCAAACGGCGCAGGGCAAATCACGCTGACCGGGGCGATCTCACCCTCGGGGCTGGCCATGCGGCCGATCCGGTATGCACTCCTGGATGAGGTGGACCGTTACCCGGCCAGCGCGGGTACGGAGGGCGACCCAGTGTCGCTGGCCATCCAGCGCACCGCGGAGTTCGCCCACAACAAGAAGATCGTGATGGCGTCCACGCCGACGATCAAGGGCGTCAGCCGCATCGAGTTGGCGTGGCGGGAGAGCGACCAGCGCGATTACTTCGTGCCCTGCCCACAGTGCGGGTGCTTCCAGGTGCTCGCGTTCGGCGATGGCACGGGGCCGGGCGTGGTGTGGCCGGAGGGGAAGCCCGAAGACGCTGCCTATCGCTGCGCCGAGTGCCGCGAGCTGATTCCTCACCGATTGAAAGCCGAGATGGTGGAGCGCGGCGAGTACCGCGCGGCGAACCCGTCCTCGCCGATTCCCGGCTTTCGCGTCTCGCAGTTGATTTCGCCAAAGAAGTCCTGGGGCGAGATCGCGGTGGAGTTCCTGGCTGCGAAGAAGTCGCCGGAGACGCTCAAAGCATTCCTGAACACGGTGCTCGCTGAGTTGTGGGAGGAGACCCACGAGGTAGCAACGGATGCCCACGCATTGTGGAACCGCTGCGAGCCTTTCGAAGCCGAAGCGCCGGACGGGGTGGCGCTGATCACGGCAGGCGTCGACGTGCAGGCGGATCGCCTGGAGATGGAAATCGCTGGATGGGGACGCGATGAGGAATCCTGGTCGATTGCCTATCACGTAATTCCTGGCGATGCGACCCGCAACGAGGTCTGGGAGCACTTGGAAGGCCTGCTGCTCTCCGAGTACCTGCACGCATCCGGGCTCCCGATGCGGATCGTCGCGACGTGCATCGACTGCGGGTTCAAAGATGCCACCGTACTGCATTTCACGCGTGACCGCTACAACCGGCGTGTCTATGCCACTAAGGGACGCGCGGGCGAGTCGCCGATCTGGCCGCGCAAGCCGAGCCGGAAGAACCAGACGCCGTTCTTCATGATCGGCGTGGATGCGGCGAAGACGGCGATCTACGACCGGCTGAAGCTCCGGGATGTGGGGCCGGGGTATTGTCACTTTCCGATCGGGCGGGACCTCGAGTACTTCGAGCAGTTGACCGCCGAGAGAAAGTTCACCCGGTACCACAACGGGTTTCCGAAGCAGGAATGGCGGAAGCCGGCCAACGCCCGCAACGAAGGCTTGGACGCGCGGGTCCTCGCATACGCGGCGTTGCACGCGCTGTACGCGAGCGGTTTGAAACTGCCGGTGCATTGTGACCGCTTCGCGCGGATGGTGCAGACGCGCCGAGGGGAGACTCCGTCCGTTCCGGTGGTGACGAAGCCGGCCAACACCAACCGCCCCGCCCAACCTCCCACCGAACGCGGCGAAGACCCATGGATACCGCGCCGCAACTGGTTTGGAAGAAGTTGATATGGCACTGACCGTTCAGCAGTTGCAGGCGAACCTGGACGCGGTCACCCAGGCCATCGGAAGCCCCACGCTCAAGGTCCGTTTCCCGGATGGGCGCGAGGTAACTTACCGCTCGACGGACGAGCTTCTGAAGGCGAAGGCCGCCATCGAAGAGGATATCCGGAAGACCAGCGGGCAGACCGGAAGCCGCGTCCGGTTCGCGCAGCACCAGCGCGGCGATGGTTCCACGGGCCCAACGCTGGACGACCGCTGGTAACGAAATGAATCTCCTCGACAAGGCCATCAGCATCGTGGCGCCGCGCGTCGCGTTGCAGCGTGTGCGCAGTCGCGTGGCACTCGAATTGACCACGGGCTATCTGGAACGCCACGCGCAGCGGTTCCGCTACGAAGGCGCCACCGCTGGCCGCCGCGCCCACGGTTGGTACGCCGCATCGACGGACGCCAACGTCGAGTTGATGGGATCGCTCATCTGGCTCCGCAACCGCAGCCGCGATCTCATCCGCAACAATCCGTATGCCGCGCGCGCGGTAGAGGAACTGGCCGGCAATGTGGTCGGGACCGGGATCGTGCCGAAGGCCAAGACCGGCAACACGACCATTGACAAGATCATCGATGCCGAGTGGCCGTTCTTCGCCGACGGCTGCGACACGCCGCAGCGCCTCGATTTCTATGGCATGCAGACGCTGACCGTTCGCACGATGGCGGAATCGGGAGAAGCCATTGTCCGTTTCCGGCCGCGACCTGCGGACGCCGGCCTGCGTATTCCGCTTCAGCTTCAGATGCTCGAAGCCGATTTCCTCGATCAGGCCCGCACGATGGGCCTGGTCAACGGCCATGTGATGGAGGGCGTGCAGTTCGACGAGATGGGACGCCGCGTCGCGTACTGGCTGTTCAGTTACCACCCCGGCGGTGTGTTGATCCTCAACCCGCGCGGCGGCATTGTCAGCCAGCCCGTGCCAGCCGACCAGATCATGCACGTTTACCGCGTGCTGCGGCCCGGCCAGGTTCGCGGCGTACCGTGGCTCGCGCCGGTGATGATGGCGCTCCGCGATCTTGACGACTACTGCGACGCGGAGCGGGTCCGTAAAAAGGTGGAAGCCTGTGTTACGGCGTTCGTCCAGCAACCGGAAGGCGTCGATGGCGATCCACTCGGCATCGCGGGAACCGATCCTTCCAGTGGGCTCCCGGTCGAGAGCTTCCAGCCGGGCATGGTTGAGTATCTGAAGCCCGGCCAGGACATCAAGTTCAACAATCCGCCGCCGGCGGGCGGGTACCGCGAATACAAGATGACCGAGTTGCAGGGGATCATGGCCGGCATCGGCTTGCCTTACGAGCTCGGCACGGGCGACATGTCGCAGGTGAATTACTCCTCCTGGCGCGGCGGGATGCTCGGCTTCCGCAACACGGTGGAGGCTTTCCGTTGGCTCACCCTGATCCCGCTATTCGCGATGCCTGTGTGGCGGCGGTTCATCGACACGCTGATTCTGCAGGGCAAGATTCCGAAATCCGCCGCCAACGATCCGAAGATCGGATTGCGCAGTGTGCAGTGGACCGCGCCACGGTTCGAATCGGTCGATCCGGTGAAGGACGCGGAGGGCGTGTTGAAGGATGTCCGCATGGGACGCAAGACCTGGTTCGAGGCGGTGCTGGAGAACGGTTACGACCCTCCCACCCAGCTTCAGCAGATTGCACTGTTTAACAAGCTGGTGGACAAATTCGAAATCATCCTGGATTCGGACCCACGCAACACGACGCTGCGCGGCCAGGAGCAGCCGGCGGCAACGGAGGAGCGGACGCCGAGTAGCAAAGCGGCTCCCACCAAGGCCAAGGGCCAGGGTTTCGCGGCGCTCTCGGAAGAGGACCTGGGCATGGTCAAGGATCTACTCGTCGCCGGCATGTCGCGCGCAGGCAGCGGTTTCGAATCGGCCCCACGGCTCTACCGCGGTTAAAGACTCAACCACAAGGGAGGACGCTTATGAAAGGGAACCCACAGGTAATCGCTGGGCTTCAGGAAGCGGCCAACATGGAAGGCTCCATGATGCTTCAGTATCTTCTCGACCAGCGCGACGTAAAGCGCCTGGGCCTGGATCTGGCCGACGGCCTAAAGCAGATGAAGGAGCAGTGCGAGGATCACATGAAATGCCTGGTGAGCCGCGTCCTGTTCCTCGAGGGCGCGCCCACGATTGAGTTGAAGCCCGCCGCGACTCACGATAGCGTCACCGAGATTCTGAACGATGCTTTTGCTGCCGAGCAGGCTGCCACCGCGCGGTTCACCGATCTCTGCAAACAGTGCTACGACGCCGGCGACATGTCGAACTTCCACTTCTACCAGCACCTGGTGAAGTGGCATCGCGAGGGCGACGACAAGTTCAAAGGCCATGTCGCGTGGCTGCAGAAGCAACTCTACCAGTTGAAGAAGCTGGGAGAAAACGACTACATCGCCGTCAGCGCGGTGAAGGATTAGGAGGCACGATGCCGCTTCTACGAACCGAAATATCCCCTGCGGGTACCGGCGCGCCGCCGCCCGCGCGGGCTGACGCCGAAATCTTGTCAGCCGACGCCCAGGTGCTGCCGAGCACCGCCAACGCCAAGGACGGCACCATCGATGTGGTCTGGTACAGCGGGGCCGCCGTCCCGAGGGTTGACCGCGCGACTGGTGAACCCTACATGCTCCAGCTCGACATGGAGGGCTGCCGCTTCGACCGGCTGAACAACGGCGCGCCGGTGTTCGATACCCATTTCACCGGCGACGATTTCAAGTCCCTCATGGCGGGCAAGGTCGGCACGCGGGCCCAGTTGGGCGTGGTGCGCCGCGCCTGGCCCAACGGCGATAAGGGCATGGCCACGCTGCAGTTCGATCTGGGCGATCCCGATGGCGCCGAAATGTTCCGTAAGGCCAGCACCGGCATCCTGCAAAACCTCAGCTTCGGAACCTTCGTGTACAAACGCGAAAAGGTGGATGCGCAGGCCGAGGGGATGCCAGAGGGCAAGCCGCCCTACCTGAACGACAAGGAAATCGGCATGTTCAAGGCCACCGACTGGGAGCCGTTCGAGATTTCGCCTTGCACGGTGCCGGCCGATTTCAACACCTGCTTTCTGAGCGCACAACCGAACGATTCAGTACGGGCAATCAGCCCACAAAAGGAGAAACCTGCAATGGAACAGACGACCACGCAGGACACGGGCGCGGATGCCCGTACTGTGAACGAACAGGCCCTGGCAGCCGCGCGGGAAGAGGCGGTCCAGGCCGAACGGGAGCGCGTCAGCGAAATCCAAACGCTGGGCGCGACCGCAATCAAATACGGGATCGACGAGACCGTCATCAGCGAATTCATCGCCAAGGGCGTACCCGTCGATCAGGCACGGAAGGAACTGTTTGCCCATCTCGCGACCAAGGGCCAGCAGGGTGTGCCGCCGCGCGCGGGCGCAGACGGCCCGGCGTTCCCGATTCGCGGGGAGGGCGGCACGTCGGTGACCCGCGACGGCATGGAGCAGCGCCTTGCCTGCATGCAGATGGCTCTGTTGCTGCGCGCGGACGGGCGGTTCTTTCTGGCGCGGCGCCGGGACCATAACGGCAACGAAACCGGGGAATATCTCGATGGCTACGGTCCCGAGCAGCAGCGGCGCGCCGTCGAGATGGCCCGCGAGTACCGCAATTTCAAGCTCATCGACATGGCGAAGGAAGCCCTGGAGTTGCGCGGCACCAACCCGCGCGGGATGGATGTGACGCGGATTGCGGAGATGGCTCTCCAGGGATCCTCGCGGGGACGGGAGTTCTTCGCGGGCGGCGCCGAATCGACCGCGGACTTCCCGGCGATCCTGGCCAACGTCGCGAACAAGACCTTGCGCCAGGGCTACGAAGCCTATCCGCGCACGTTCCAGCCCTTCTGCCGGCAGGTGACGGCGCAGGACTTCAAGCCCATCAACCGGGTGATGCTCGCCGATGCGCCCGTCTTGCAGGCGCTGAATGAGAAGGGGGAGTACCACCGCGCCAACCTGACCGACAACAACATCAATTACGCGCTCGGCACGTACGGCGAGATCGTGGCACTGACGCGCAAGGTCATCATCAATGACGACCTGCAGGCGTTCACCCGTGTCCCGGCGCTGCTCGGCGTGGCCGCGGCGCAACTCGAATCGAACACCGTCTGGGGCATCATCACGTCGAATCCGGCGGCGGTGTACGCGGGCGACAAGAACTCCACCGCGCTGTTCCACGCCAATCACAGCAACTTGCTGACCGGCGTGGCCAGCGCCATCGATTCCACCGTTGCCAACTCTGCTCCGCTGACCGCGCTGGGCAAGGGGCGCGGCGCCATGCGCCTTCAGAAGGGACCTCAGGGTACTCCGCTGAACCTCATTCCGCGGTTCATTGCCGTGCCGACCGCGCTGGAGACTTACATGCTCCAGCTCGTATACCCGATCAACATTGCTTCGGCGGATGCGACGAAGGTCGTGCCGGAGTGGGTGCGCAGCCTGATTCCGGTGGTCGAACCGCGTCTCGATGCCGCCACGAATGGGACCACCGGCTGGTATCTGATCGCCGACCCGGCACAGATCGACACCGTGGAGTACTGCTACCTGGAAGGGCAGCAGGGCGTGTACATCGAAACCAAACAGGGCTTCGAAGTGGATGGCGTCGAGATCAAGGCGCGCATGGATTTCGGCGCGGCTGCTCTCGACTATCGCGGGCTTCAGAAGAACGCCGGCCAGTAGGGCGCGGCGGGCATAAGGAACAGGAGAAAAACCGATGCAGAATTACGTTCAAAAAGGTCAAACCCTCACGGTGGTCGCGCCCTACGCGCTGCTCAGCGGCGGCGGTTGCCAGGTCGGCAACATCTTCGGCGTGACGGTCAACAGTCAGAACATAGGCGACTCGAGCGAGTTGGTGGTGGAGGGCGTGTTCGATCTGGCCAAGGATGCGAGCACGTTCAACCCCGGAGACAAAGTCTTCTGGAACAACACCGCCCTGCAGGCCACGTCCAGCCCGCTGACGGCGGCCGGCGTCTCGAACAAGGAGATCGGCTACGCGGTGCTCAGCCAGGCGAGCGGCGTGAATGCGCCGGGCGGCCTGACTGGCGATGCGACCGTTCGCGTGCGGCTCAATCCGCTCGGCTTCGGTCCGGTGCAGGCGGCGGACACCGACCCGTCGCTGATTCAGAAAACCGTGGTGACGCTCACTGCCGCGCAGATCATGGCCATGTTCGGAGCGGCGGTCAGCATCTTGCCGGCACCTGCGGCCGGACAGGTACTCGTTGTTGACCAGTTCATCGTGCAGATGAAGCCCGGCGCCACGCAGTTCACGGGCGGCGGGGCGGTGTCGTTCCAGTATCACGGGACCGGCGTGGTGCCGCACTCGTCCACCATCCCTGCGGCTACCATCACCAGCGCGGCCGCGAGCGAGAACGTCGTACCGCCGCCCACTGGCGTCATCCAGCCGCCATCGGCGACCGGCATCGACATCGTCAACGCCACGGGCGCTTTCGCCACTGGCAACGGCACGATGGTCGTGACCGTGTTCTACTCGATCATCACGCTCAACTAAGGGTGGCCGCCGCGCCGCGCATCATTATATATGTCCGACTGGCCCACCATCGACGCGGCGGCGAACGCGGTCATGCTGAAGACGTTCGGCGAGCCGATGGTGTATCAATCCGCACAGGCTGGCGTGGCGGTTGGCAATCCGGTGACCATCACCGCCATCCGCCACGCACGTGTGCGCGAAGAGTCCGGCGCACTGGCGAACGTCGAAGAAATCTCCGTCAATCCATCCGACATTGCGAACTTCCCCCAGCGCGGTGATTGGGTGACCGCCTGGGGATCGCAGTTCGTGGTGACCACCGTGCGCCAGCCGGACCCGTACGGCCTGGTCGAGCTTTCGCTGATGGCGCGGGCCGGGCAGAACCCCAATGACTAACCCGAAAACGATTCTGGCCGAGTGGGTGGCGGCGCTCCAGGCTCTGCCGAACCTGGTGGATGCCCTGGGCGGGGATGCCAGTTACATCCAGTTCTACACCGAGAACGCCGTCGTCTTCGGCCAGCCCACGCAGAACAACATCCGGCTGGCGATCCTTTCGATGCCGCCCGGTTCGATCATGATTGCCTGGCAGGGCACTGGGCCCGGCAGACTTGGCAATGCGCTCGTATTTGTGCATGATTTCTCGTTGTACTTGCGCGCGCCGGAAGAGGCCGATGTCGGCTACGAGGATCTCTTCAACTGGATCGTGAACGACGTGCCGGCGGGCAGCAGCCTGCGGATGCTGCACACCCAAGTCGATCCGAACTGCGAGCCGATGGACTTCTACCTGCCGTCGGCGCGCCGCAACACCGTCGTGATCAGCCCGGACGGAGCCACTTTCGAGTACTTCGAGGTGCCGGTTCGGCTGATCGAGTCCTATAACCCGTAGTTGTCCGAGAGGAAAAAACAATGGCGGAAATGGTATTTCTTCGATCGCCTCAAGGCGATGAGATCAAGGAAGTCGAGGCGACTGCGGAAAAACTCTCACCGTGGATGTCCTCTGGATGGCATCAGGTTCCGGCGCCGACGGCGGCGCAGAAGCCAGCAGGTGAGATTGAGGAGGAAAAGCTGCATGGCTAACATCAGTGAATTGCTGAACGGTTGGGGATTCGGCAAACAGACTGCCATTGGAACGGCCAACTTGGTGGCGACCATCTGGCGTCACACGAATCTCAATACCAAACCCTGGGCGAAGGTCCCCGTGAACGAGGATGACCGGGCGGAAATCGGCAAAGGCCACGAGTTCCCAACGCAGCTCTTCAAGTCGCATTACAACATGCCGGCCTACGAGCTCTCGAAGTACGCCTCGTCGGAGTTCCTCGCGTGGGCGCTGTCCTTCTCTATGGGCAACGTTGTCGTGAGCGGTAGCGGTCCGTACGTTTACACCATCGTTCCGGCCCTGGGAGCGACGAACCCGACCGGCCTGGAGCTGCCCTACTTCTCGTTCCTGCAACAGATCCGGCCCGGTGGGTCGGCGGTGTTGGACGAAATGCTGGTGGGCTGCGCGGTCAAGGGCTGGAAGCTCTCCATCAAGAACTCTCCAGGCCGCGCCAGTGCGATGTGCGCGGTGGAGTGCGTCACCACCGGCCAGTACACTTCGCCAAGCGGCATCACGCTGCCGGCCATCTCCACGCCGCATGAATTCAATGCTGGCATGATCAGCGCTCTGACGTTCAACGGCATCAACTATCTTGCCGGCGGCAGCGCCAAGCAGTTCGTGTCGATGGAAGCTTCCTGGGAAAACAACTTCCGGCCCGGCTTCTTCCCTGGCTCGGGAGCTCAGGATGGCTACCAGATCCAGGGGCGTTTCGAGTGGGGTGATCGGGCTTTCGCGGTGCAGTTTGTAGTGCGTGTGCAGGCGGGGTCGACCGAGTACGCAAACCTGATCAACCTGACCACTGGGACGGCGACGTTCACCATGACCCGCGACGCCAACAACTCCTTCACGATGCTCATCCAGAAGATGGGCTTCAACGTCGCCGAACTCGGGAACACGGATGGCATCGTGACGCTCCAGATCACCGGTGTACAACTCTACGACCCCACCAACGGGATGGTCACGATGACCGTCACCACGCCGCTACAGGGCATCTGCCAATAGGAGGCTGAAATGTTTGATGCGAGCAAACCCTTTGTGGTGCCGATCCTTTCGGGCGGCGAGAAGACCTGCGAGGTGCGGTTCCCCTCGGACGAAGAGTGGTGCGCCTGGGCTCGTGCGCAGCGCACCGTGCGCCATTTCCTGGGGCGGGGAAAATCGCAGAGCGAGGACGTGGACCTACCAAAGATCAACGCCGAACTTTTCGGCAAGATCCGCACCGACAAGGACGGTCCTGCCTTCGATGACGCCGAGGCCGGCATGGTGATCGGCCGCATTGAGCGGTGCGCCGTGGCCACCGTGGAACGCGAAGGGATCAACTACCGGACCGAAATGAAGGTCCCCGGCACGCGCGTGGTTCACGTGCTCCGCATGCCGACCGCGAAGGAGATGCAGGACCACGAGCGTGCTTCAACCAGCGTGGTCGCAGCGCGGCGCTCCATCGAGACGCGCGCGTTCCTGGAACCGAGCGGCGCCCTCTACGATAAGCTGCACATCTCGCACGACGGCTATGCTGCAGCCGTGCCGATCGTTCACAAGTCGGCGGCTGTGTCCGAGGTCATCGCCCAACTTGCCATCGAGGCTGACGAAGACCCGGAATAGCCGCGCCCGGCGACTGGCCGGAAGAGCCGGGCGTGCGATTCCTGATCCGGTCGGTGCTGCACCAGGGCGGGTTGTGTGGGCCTGACGAAGAGTGTCCCGACCGCATCTTTCGTTGTCGGCGGTGCGGATATTCCGCGCAGACGGAATTGGATGGCTGCCCCGCCTGCAGTGCGGACTGGAAGGCCATCGACGTCAGCCACGGGCCCGACTGCCCGAAGAACCTGCTCGAAGAGGCGATGGATACACCGAATGGCGCTCTCGTTCGACGGTGCTTCCGCATTCTGAATGCGAAGAACATCGGGTTGACGATCACGCTGGCCGACATCACGGAAGAGGAGTTTAGGGTGCTGGAGTTCATCGAAGCTGAGCGTCAGGAGCAGGTCGGACATGGGGATGGCGGCCACAGGAAGACACTGTACTGAGTACTATTCGAGCCCCAGTTCTCTCCTGAGCTGGTCTGCCTGTTCTTCGCCGTCGGTCCACGGAACCATCTGGGCGTATCGCATCCGGATCTTAACCTTCGGGTCGTGCTTGTTGAGCTTAAACTCGTCGATAATCGCCGTCATGAGCGCCATGTAGGACTTTACCGCGATGGTGAAAGCGATTCCCGCCATAAGCTCGAACGACTCTTTCTGCAGATCTGCGAATCCTGTAAGCCCGGAATGGATGTACCAACTCAGGCGTGGATATTCCACGGCGTAGATCTCGTTGAAAGGCTGACCCAGCTTTTCCACGCGTTTCTGCAGCTTGAGCAGTGACCAATGCTGGACGTCGGGTCGGTTGGGCCATAGGGAATCACGCAATGCAGTAATGCGGGCACCTTCCAGTCTGATGAACTCCTGAAAAGTTGTCGCATCCACCTGGGCGTCTGGATTCGCGGCTTTGAAATCGATTATTGCTTGCGCTGAGCGCATTTTCTCCACGTCGATCAGGGCAAGCATCTTTTCCGGCCCCTGCGGAACTTCATCAATCACCGCGACATCGACGGCAATTTCGAAAAGACCCCGCGCGGCAGATGCGATTCCTTGAACGTGCTTTACGTGGTTGAGCGCGAGTATGGACTCAACGTTGGCGAATGCTCGGTAGTAGTTGGCAGTAAAACATATCTCCCGCTGTGGTGGATTTAGAAGGCCTCGAATGATATTGCGGATTTCGAGCTTGTCGAAATTGTTCAGGCTCGTCAGGGTCGAAAAGAATCTTGCTGGTTCTTCGCGCAAGTTCTGAGATGACATCGCGGACCTCAATCTCTCATCCTACGCTTCTTGTTCCCGAGGTACGTTGCGCAGACGCTGGTCGTTTCGAAAGACCGACCAGTTATGCCAATCTCGGCGAACTGACCCGCGAATCGAGGTCGCATCGTGCGGCCTGTTGCGCAAGATCCTGCCGAAGGCAATCATGCCCAGATTCCAAACTGTAATAAAGAGTGCCCGCTTCGTTTATTCGCACTACACGGCCACCGAGATGCAGGGCTTCGCGCAGGTGCTGGCGGATTCGATTCGGGCGCGCATCCAGAGCGGGCGGAACATCTACGACCAAGCGGCGGCGCCGCTGAAACCGGGACTATCTGGCCGCCGCGGCTACCCGGATTACAAAGCGGCGCGCGGCCTCCAGCCGATCCGCGATTGGACCTGGAGCGGGCATACCCTGCGCTGCCTCAAGGTCCTCACTGCGAATGAGAACCGCGCGGCGATCGGGTTCCTGGACGAAGCTCTCCCCGGTCGGCGACTGACAGCCTCGCAGATCGCCTTCTTCAATAACCGGCGCGAGGCGCAGTGGGGCGTGTCACCGCGCGACCGCCAGGCGGTGCTCGCCGCATTCCTGGCGCGTCCCATCGTGATGCTAAAGGCAGCGTGAAATGGCAGACCAAGCGGAGCGCGTAATTCTCGAAGCCGAGGACCTTGTCACGCCGATGGTGGACAAGGCCAACGCCGGCCTCGACAGCTTCGAGAAGAAAGCTGAATCGTCGCACAGCAAGGTCATCCGGATCTCGGATCAGACCCGCTCCAGTGTCCAGCGGCTCATTGCCTCCCTCGAAAAGCAGGCCGAGACCTACGGCAAGAGCGGCGTGGACCGCCTGATCACGCAGCGGGACCAACTTCTCCAGCGGTACAACCGCGAGCCCCAGGCCATCGACGCAATCACCAGATCCTACGAGAAGATGATCGCCATGGAAGAGAAGGCCGCGCGCGAAGCTCTCGCAGTCAAGGCGGCCAAGGAAGCGGAGGAGGCTCTACGGAAGCAGGCCGAATCCATCCAGTCGTTCGGCGACCGGGTTAGCCAGTTCATGGAGAACCCGCTCCAGGGCGCGAAGGGTGCTCTCTCGTCTGTGCTGACGGCTCTTGGTCCTTTCGGCGTCGCGGTCACTGCCGGCGCTGCGGTGCTTGGCACCATTGCGGCGTCTGCATTCGAGGCGGCGAAGAGTCTCGGCGAATACGGCACCCGCGTGAAGGACGCGGAACTGCGCACCGGCTTGACCGCAAAGGAAGTCGGGCAGTTCGGTTTCGCGGCGCGCGCGGTCGGGCAGGACATCTCGATTGTCGAGCGCCTCATGCGCGGTCTGTCCCAGGCAGCCGACGACAATTCCAAGGAAGGTGAGAAGGCGCGGACCACCTTGCGCGGGATGGGCATCGATTTTCACACCGCCACCGGAGAGATGAAACCCACCTCCGAGATTCTGACGGAAATTTCCGAGGGCCTGAACAAGCTCCCGGAGGGCCTTCAGCGGGACGCCGCCGCGATGGACCTGTTCAAGAAGGTGGGCGTGGAGGCAATTCCGTTCATGACGGAACTCAACGAGAACCTGCGCGTCGCCCACGACCAGGGCTTCGGACCAACCGAGGAGGACATCCGCCGCTTTGCCGAATACCAGCGTGAAGTGACCGTGCTCGAAACCAAGTGGGATGCGCTGGTCCGCAAGTTCAAAGAGGGGCTGGTCGTCACCGTGACGTGGGTCGGGAAGGGTGTCGACTGGTTCCTCAACAACATCAGCACCGCCGGAGACGATGAACGGGAACACCGCGAGGAGGAACAGGCACGCCAGGATGCTGCCGCCATTCGTGCGGCTGGCGGCGTTGGGGCGAAGATGTCGATCTCCGGTCATCGTCAACAGGTTGCTGACATGGAGCGACAGGCGCCGGAGATCATGAAGAATCGCGATGCCACCTTGAAGCGCATCGAGGATTTGCGGGCCCAACAGCAAGGGCTGGTCGGCGATTTCGGCATCCTGCAAGCGATTGCGCCCACCCGCGACGAGGAGGCCCGAGCGAAGCGCGCGAACGATATCCAGGGCCAAATCCAGCAGTTGCAGAAGATGCTGGAGGATGCCAAGGCGGCCACCAAGCGGACAGACCTGCGTGCAGGCAAGGAAGAAACGGATCGCATTCGCGCCCGGTTCTTCGGCACGCACGACGGCATGGAGAAGGCTTACGCCGACGCCAAGAAGGATGTCGAGCGGCTCCAGAAGCAACTGCTCGAACCGGACAAGCCGTTGACGAAGGCTCAGGCACAGGATCTGGGCCAACAACTCCACGTCGCGGAAGCTACCGAGGCGCGGCGCAAGGCGGCATTGGACGCGGTGGCAAAGGGCGCGGATCAGCTCAGGGATTTCCGTCGCCAGGCGGCCGAGTTCGAGAAGAAGGGCGATGAAGCCGAGCTCGATGCTATCGGCAAAATCTACTATCAGCGCGATCAGCTTCTGCAGCAGGCCGCGAAGGTAAAGGCTTCGGAATCGGAGATTGCGGCGATCCGCAAGGCGGCGGACGAGCAGGCGGCCGTGATCTCGAAAAAGGCATGGGAGGAGTTCGAAAAGTACGCCGACAAGCAAGCGGCCGAGCAGCAGAAGAAAATGCTCGCGCTCATGTTGCCCTCCAAAGAGCAGATGAAGGAGTGGGAGGAAGGCTTCGCTGCGCAGGAACGGATCGAGGACATCGGGGTCCAGGCGCAGCGCGATGAATTGCGGCGGCGCGCGGCGCGATCTGCGCGCATGGCGGAACTGACGATCGGCCAGGAAACGCCGATGGCAATGTCCGAAGCCGAAAAACGCGAAATGTCGGCTCGCAAGGAAGAGTCAGCCGCGCATCAAGCCTACCAGATCCGGCTCGATCTGGCCGTGCAGTTGGCTGGCATCGAAGCGGAACGGATATCGAAAGAAGAGAACGCGGCGAAGCGTTCCGTCCTGGCCGCGCAGGCGCAAAAGGAACTGTTCACCGATCTTGCGCAGGCCCAGGATCAGTTCAAGGAGAAGCAAGCGCAGATCCAGCAGAAGCGCGAGCAGGAATTGCAGTCTCAGATCGACGGACTGCAGAAGCAGGCCGAGAAGCTGTTCGAGGTTCTGTTCACCAGGCCCGCGAACTTCGGCAAGGATCTGCTCAACACGATCCACTCCGCGGTGCTCAAGCCGGTTACGGAAACGCTGGGCGCCGCTGCGGTAAATGTTCTCCATCCGATAATCTACGGGCCGGACGGTCAGGGCGGACTGAACGGAATGTTGCGCGGCACGTCGAAGGACCCGGTGCGCGTAGCCACCGACCAGAACACCGCTGCGACGATGCAGAACAGCGCGGTAATGGCGGCGTTGACGGGCATCCTCGCCGCCGGGATGGGGATCGCGGCACCGCACGTGTCTGCCGGAACTGCCGGAGTGCCGAGCATCGCCGTTCCGTCGATTTCCTCGGCAGCGCCGGCTACCGGTGGCATGCAGGTGGCGTTGGCGGGTTATTCCCCGGCTCCCTGGAGTTCCAGCGGCGCGGGCGCTCCGGTATCTTCGGGCGGTGCCGGTAGTGTGGCTTCGGTGTCCGGTCCCGGTTTCGCCGACCTGGCCAACCTGCCGGTCTCCCATTCCGGTACCGGCATGAACCCGCTGGCGATGATCTTGGGGAGCAGTGGCGCCGGCGCGAAAAGCGGGAGTTCGGGCATCTACAGTCTGTTTTCGAAGGGCGGGTTTTCGAAGAGCCTGTCCAACCTGAAAGACTCGGTTTGGAACCAGAATGCGTGGGATGCGTATCCGAGCACCGCGGGCGGGTATGTTGCCGGGGGCGTGCAGGGAGTGGCCACCTCGCCGGCCGCCGGTGCGGCTGGCATGAT